GACACCCGCCATGTTCATTCGTTGATCGAGAAACCAAAGGTTCATCTCTTCGGAATTATTCGGGTAATTCCACTTCGGCATTTTCTTGTGGAGTTCGCGCATCGCGCGAATGTCCGACTTCGCGTACTCCTTGAACTCTTCCCACTCGACGGGGTGTGTCAACCGAGTCTTGCGCTGCAGCTTACTGTTCTTCGCTTGCGGTTTGCAGAACATTTGAATCAGTTGCTTGCCGCGTTTATCTTTCGCGTTGTCGCCCAGCTTGAAGATCTCGGACAGCGCACCGAGAGAACCGGGCAAACCGTGGCTGAGCGCCTGCACCATCGTGTCGCGCCATTTGTGTTCGGGCATGTGCTTGTGTAAGGCGGGGAGCGCGTGCTTCAACACAACCCGATCAAACATGCCGCCGTTCTGCCACCAGTGTTCGCCCGCCTGCTGTAAAGCGTCCTGAAGATGCACCGGCGGCATGTTGACCGTAGCGTCCCAACACTGAACCGGCCCGTCATCAACGGCCCACGTCAGCAGCATCACTTCTGCTTTCTCCGCGTACGCGTGCGTGCCATTCGTGATCGGGACTTCGCTGTACGTTTCCGTGTCTAACCAGAGTTTCATACTAGATCCTGCCAAGGGTCTTCCGGCTCGGATTCGTCTGTAACTTCCGAAATGTCCACAAACCACGACGCCGGAACCGGGTCAAGCGCGATCGCTTGGCGTTTAAGGGTGCTCATTTTGAAACGGACTTTACCGATGCTGAATTCACCGCCGGACACCTGCAAGCTCCACGGCAACGCCAATTGGTTACCGGTCGGAACGGCGTTCACTACCAGCATGAACTTAGTGCGCGGATCTGCTTTTGTGTTTGTTTTTAAGCCCATATTGATCTCCTCGGTGAAAACCCCGCTTTCGCGGGGCTCCATAGTTACGCCAATGCATCCTCGTCATCGACTTCGATCGCATCGAACCCGTCATCCGCTGGGCGTGACGCGCCGCCGAAGCTATCGCCCGGTCCCGCGTACTGGACACCCAGGAGCCCGCAACGCATGCCGCTATACGTGCCGCCCTGCGCCCACATTTCCACCTTGGCATTCACGTGGCAACCGGCGTAGATGCGGCCTTCTGCACCCGTCAACCGCGCGGGCTTGCCGAAGTGCTTGGAGTTCGGATCCGTGTCCTTCACGCTGTCCAGAAACAGCGGGGCGCCGTCCTTCTGTTTGCGCACCGCCGACAATGCGAAGCGATCTTCGAAGCCCTCGTACACTTCGCCGGTCTTGTCCTTCTTGTTCTTGATGTATGAGAACTTGTTTTTGTTCGTTCGCATGTCTTCCAGCATGCTCTCCGCTTTCTTCGCCCACAAGTTCACGGCTTCGATGTTGATCGCGGCTTGAATAGCCTTGTCGTTCAAGCCGCCCGGCTCAACAATGAACGTAGCGGTGTGGCGGAAATCGCCTTTGCCTTCGTATTGGCCCGGGACAAACAGGTCATCGATAAAAGCGATGCGGACGTTCTTAAGTTGAACAATGGTACCCATGATTTATTCCTTAAAAGTTGTGACGGATTTGACAATGTCGAAGTGACCTTCTAGGTGTTCGTGCTTCAACCAGGTGAAACAGTCGTCTTCGGAGTCGAAAGGTCCGTGCCGGCGTTCTGATTCGCCATCGCGCATCTGGACCAAATAGTAAAACTCCTGGAAGCTCAGCACAATTCGTCCTCCGTATCGAACCCGTCATCGACAGGTTTAATTTCAATCGCCGGACGTTTGTCGGAATCCAAAACTACGTGCGGCTTGCCTTCGGGTTGAATCACAAGCTGTTCGATCTTCTTCAGGTTTCGCGGCTTGGTCTTCAGCAGTTCCAGGATCGGCTTCGGACCAAGCAACTTGAGGCTGTACATCTCGTCTTGCTTCACGCGCATCGCCTTGAGCATCGCTTCGGCTTCCGCATCGTCGGCCCACGCCCGGTTACCGCGCTTGCCGGCCACTACCTTGACGCCTGGCACTTTGCGGCCCGCGAACATCTCGAACTCAATCCTGGACCGGATCGCCTTGATGTGGTCCTCGAACATCTCAAGGAACTCGAAACGGGCGCCCAGCTGCTCAGTGGTCAGAAGATTCACAGGAGGGGTGAACCCGTCCTCGAAGGACACTGCGGTTTTCTCGGCTAGAAAATTTTCCTTTGCCTTGCAGACCGCCGACGCCTTGCACCACATGCACGTTTTTTCACCGGGCGCGAAATCTTCTTCCTCCAGCGCGTGCTCGCCAACTAGCTCGTAAATCGCAATCGCCTTCTTGATCCGGGGGCCTGCCCATTCAACCCACTCGTCTAGCTCTGCCGGCGTCGTGCTCCACTCGTTACCCGTCCGCAAGGGCTGTTCAATAACCAGATTCACTTTCTTGAAGTCCTCTACCAGGCCGAACTTCTGAAGCGACCCGTGGCTGTACTCCATGAGTTGCGGGTTATTCTCCGCGTCCACTTCCTGATAGCCGAACTTCGCGTCGATCGTATCCAGCCACGCTTCGCCCGAAGGCCAAACAACGATCAACACGATGTCTACACGGCCCGTGGCGCCCTTCTCGCCGGTGATCTGGTCGATAGGCACGTCTTGCTCGATCTCGACCGTTACCGTGCAGCCTTGCGCTTCGTAGTTGCGAATCCGATCACGCACGTTGTCCAGAACGGTTTGCACGTCGGACGCAAACGACTTGTCGACCTTGTGCCCCCGGCCCATGACGTGCCCTTCATACTTGTGGGCGTCGTCCTGACCGTACTGCAAGCATATCGCCAACAGTTCATGCTTATCGGTTCCGAGATCGGCGGACTTAGAAGAACTATCCGGCTGGCCGATCTCCATCGCCAGGGAGTTCGCGCAGTAGAGGTCCCGGTGCGCCCTGGAAGGGCTTGCTAAGGCGTGATATTCCGCCACGTCATTCTCCTAGGATCGCCGTCATGTGCACGACGTAGGTGATCCACTGCGACTCGATCAATTGCTTGGCACTCGTGACGCCGAAGTGGGCAAGTCCTTGCACCGCTTTGTCCTTCGAGATGTTGCTAACCGCGATCGTGACTTTCTTCACGTCGTCATAAGTGACCCGCGCGGATTCGGGCTCTGTAGGCTCGGAAGTGGGCGAGATGGTTTGCGGCTTCTGTGCTTCTTGCGTGCTCGGCTGCTCCACATGAGCAGGGGCTGTTTCTGAAGCTGCATCCGGGCCAGTGTTCGACGCAGCAGATGGCGACTTTTTTGGGCTTTTGGGCGCCCCCTCGACGTTCTCAGGCACGCCGCTGTCCTGCAAGCGTTTTTTTGTATCCATCATGCTCTCACCGTCCTGGCGATGGGCACCTATATCCGCGGCCGTTACGGCGTGCTTGGCCCCTGCGCGGCCGTTGTACGCCGTCTGAGTAACCAGATCCCGCATCACGTCGGTGAGGTCGGCCACAGCGGCAGTCAGTTCTTCGATACGTTGTTCTAACATCGTCTATCTCCTTCGGTTGATTGGTTACGACGGAATGAATTATAGGTCACTCGTCTAGGGGCTTGTCAAGCGAATTTAGCACTTGCGTTAAATTATGCATCTGCTATATTTCAGTCAAACAGGGGAACACTTATGACAATTTCGAAGTACAAAGACTGGATGGTAAATTCCACAAGTGCGGAGAAGAAGGAGCTTGCTATCAAAGCGCACACGTCGCTCTCTACGCTTTACCAATTGGACTATGGGGTGCGCGGTAACGGCAAGCCGTTTGTGGCGAGTAGCGAGATGGCTGGGCGAATCGAGAAAGCGATTGCGTCTATCAATAAGCGCAAGCGGCACGCGCCGCTTCCCGAGGTGCGTCGCGGGGATCTGGCGGTAGCGTGCGCTCAATGCAAGTTTTATAAATCTGGGGACTGCTAATGGACTCGCGAAAAGCGCATCCGCTTGAAACGGAAGACATGACGGTGTTGGCCTCGCTGGAAGGAAGTCGAATTGTCGATTTCGTACCTACCCGTGACGGCTTAGTCATCGCCGAAATGTGCGACGGCTATTTCCGGCGCTTGCTCACTAGAACCCAGTTCGCACAAATGATCGCGGAGCTTCAGGCTCTTCTGGAGAAAATGGAATGAACCACTATCTGATTTTACGACTCACGAACGCCGCTATCGATCTCGACCAACGGGGGCAGGGGAACCTGGCTGCGCTTTTGACGGAGGCGATTGCGGAGTTGGAGAAAGAAAAGCCGGCGGCCGAGGGTGGTAGCGGGCTCACCAGTTACGATCCGCATGCCTACGCGAAGAGGTTCAGATGACTAAACGCAAACTCTATCTCACGCCTTCTGTCGCGGAAGACGTGATCGCCAAGATGAAACCTGGCGTTGCCTACACGACTTTCGATCTCGCGCAAGACTTCGGCGCGACTACGCAGGACATGCGCCGCTGGCTGCGGGACCTGGAAGCGGAGGGCAAAGTCCAGGCGTGCGGCGAGCGGTATCTAGGTTCTGCGTTCAAACTTGCCGAGCACAAGGTGCGGCCGCCGTATTTCAATTTGCGTCTTACCGAAAACCTGACCGGTTACGAGAAGGCGCTACACAGCCACGCGAATCTCGCGATGAGTACAAGGAGATAATGTGACTGATTATTGGGCACCCGAACGAATTTGGCTGCAAAGAGGCATGGGCGAAGAAGGGTCGCACACTTGGTGCGAGGACTCCATAGAAAAAGATTCGATTGGCGATGGCGTGGAACAAGCCGAATACATTCTCGCCGATGCGCAAGCCCCGAGCGTGCCGCTCCTCGATGCCGCAAAGGCGTTCTACAACGCCACCATTGCCGATACCTCGGTGATCGTACGCGCTCCATCAGCCGAGAAGCGGGACAACATCAAGCGTCTTGGAGACGAATTGCGCGCCCTTCTGCAAGTGAACGGAGCGACAAAATGACTGAGCAACGGAAGCTTGTCCCTGTCACGCCGACGCCGGAGATGGTCGATGCCCTTTGGGATGCACTGCCGAAAGGGTTCTCGTTCCAAAACTGCACGCCCATCGGCGTTATCGCCAGCATAATAAACGCCGCCCCTACTCGCGCGCAGGGCTCAGATGAACCACTCGGTTGGGTTTGGGAGCGTTGTTATTCGAACGGCGGATACACGCGAAAATTTTGCGCATTGGAGTCTGAGGCGCGAGAACTAGCCACGGATGGTGAGGCGCTTTCTCATCCTGATCAGGTCTACCCGTTCTTTGGGAGGGCGCACGGCGCAGATGATGCGCAACCGGTGGCGATAACTGAAGCTATGGCCGAGGAAATGGGTGCGGGCGACTCTCCGCACAGCGAACCGGAACGGTTGCTGTTTGAGGCGTACAGCAAAGGGCATTGCTGGGCCGTGGGCGAGTGGAACGGCAGGTATTATGTGGACATGTCAGATCGCATCCTATTTGCTTACTGGCGCGACAGGGCTGCTCTAGCCGCCCGCGACACCGCGACAAGAGCGCAGGCCCCTGATAGCGCGGCGTGATACACTAACCGCATCTCCTTGGTTGTTATTTGAGCCCGCCTTCTCAGCGGGCTTTTTCTTGCGCGCGCGGTTTGCAGGGTGTAGGATGCTCGGACAGTTTAGGACAACCCCAAGGAGATCACCGTGCTTATCCCCGTCGCCGATGTTCTGGCGCTTATACCCGTCGCCCGCTCTACCCTCTATCTCCGCATGGCTGAACCCGATTTCCCTAAGCCGATCAAGATCGGCGGGAAGGTATTTTGGGAGCAGGAAGACATTCTTGCTTATATCGAATCGAAGAAAGCGGAGGCTTAATGCCGCAGTACTTGAAAGACCACGGCGAGCGCCTAGTGGAGCTTGGATACCGCATCGTGCCCCTCCCGCCGGGCTCCAAGGGCCCGAAGCGCAAAGGGTGGCCCCAGATGCACGCGGACGCCGCCCAGGTCCGCCAGTGGTACAGCAACGGGTCCGCTAATGACGGGATCGGCGTGCTGGCCCGCTACACGCCTGCAATCGACGTGGATATCCTGGACCCAGCAGCCGCGCAGGAGATGAGCGATCTGATTGACGGGATATTCCCCGCGGAGACGCTGATGATGCGCGTGGGTCGCGCGCCGAAGTTCCTGATTCCGTTCAGGTCGGACGACCCTTTCAAGAAACTTACTTCTAACGTCTATACGGATGGCACAAATGATCACAAAGTCGAAATCCTTGGCGATGGGCAGCAGTGGGTTGCTTACCACGTCCATCCCGAGACAGGAAAGCCGTACACCTGGTTTGACGGTGTTGGAGCTGGCGGAATTAATGACATGGAGCGCAAAGCCCTACCATCTCTCGACCGAACTGATGCTCAACGCGTTATTGACGCATTCGAGGTACTTGCGGGAAGAATGGTTGAATCTGGGCGTTGGTCAAGGAAGGGCGAAGCTGCAACGAGAGATGATCGCCCTGCATCGGGAAATGCTGAAAAGACCGACCTAGATATTGCGTGCGCTGAACTCCCGAAAAGCTTCTTCGGAAATGTGAACGCGCTTGCGATGAAGGCGTTTGCGTCCTGGGTGCCCGCGCTATTCCCCCAAGCCCAGCCGTACCAGAAGGGCGGCTATCGCATTACTTCTGCTTCATTAGGCCGCGAGCTTGAGGAAGACATCTCGATCGTGGCCGAAGGCATCAAGGACTTCGGCGTGGCAGATCTGGATGACCCGCGTCGCGGGGGGCGTTCACCTGTCGATCTGGTCATCGAATGGTCGGAAGCGAAAGATGCTACACGGGCCGCAAATTGGCTTTGTGAGCAACTCGGCGTAAAACCTGAGGCAATGGGCGCCAAAGCCGAGCACAAACCCCGTGCCAACTCCGATAACCCGTTCGCGGTTCACGCTTGGGGCGATTACAAGCAAGATTACCTCTCGACCCCGTGGATCGTGAAAGGCGTGCTTCCTCAGGCCGAAGTCGGGATTCTCTACGGCCAGTCGGGTTCCGGCAAGACATTCTTCGTGCTGGATCTCGCCGCGACAATCGCGCGCGGCGGCCAGTGGCGAGGGCGCAAGGTTTCCGATTGCCG